AAGTACATGCAGTATGACAATATAGACTTCATTACGGCTCTGAACAACCTCGCAGCCATCTTCGAATGTGAATGGTGGGTAGAGGCCAACACCATCTATTTCGGCAAGTGCCAGTTGAATGGTGAGGAAGTTGAGTTTGAACTGGATCAGAACGTAGAGGAAATGACCAGTTCCGAGAGCAGTAAAGAGTTCGCCACACGTATCATCGCCTTTGGCTCTACTCGCAACCTGCCATCGAACTACAGAGAGAACCAGTCAGCAGATGTTACCGTCAACGGTGTTGTTCAGAAGAGATTGATGCTCCCTGCATCCTTATGCCCAAGAGGGTATGTGCAGGATTCAACTGTTGTCAACGAGACGGAAGCTGTCGAGGCCATCGTTATTGATGAGGACATCTATCCGCACGTTGATTGTATCGTCAGCCGTATTGAGACATACGAAAAGACCGTTGAGGATGAGGAAACAGGTGAGACAGTCACCAGAACGTTCTACCGCCTCTATGATGGCAGCGGATTCAACTTCAGTACTGACATGATTCTGGATGGTGAGACACTGCATATCCTCTTCCAGTCCGGTGCAATGAATGGAATGGACTTCGAGTGCTACTATGACGATACCGGGAAGTATTACGAGGTGGTGGCTAACGAGGACTATGGACGTTTCCTGCCAGACACCTCCCTGCATCCAAGCGTGAATGATAAGTTTGTTCTTCTGAACTGGGATGCCACGAAGATTGCCGAGACAGGTATCATTGATGATGCCGAGCAGGAGTTGTACAGGATGGTGTGTGACAAGTTGGAGGACATGAGGATAGACCCGAACACCTATACGTGTGTCATGCGTTCTGACGAATACTCTGACATGATGGATGAGGAATCCTTCGTCAAGTACGACATCGGTCAGAGGGCAAGGCTTATCAATCCAACCTATTTCCAGTACGGACGCAGTAGCCGTATCATTGGCTATGAGATAAAACTGGATATTCCTTACGACACCCCGAAATACATTGTCGGTGAGGCTACGGCCTACTCGCACATGAAGGACATGCAGGGCCAGATTGATGCCATCACGTACAATGGTGTCAGTTACTCCGGCAACGGAAATGGTGGAGGTTCTGGTATCTACCTCATCACCTCTACAGACACTACACCGTCAAGCGACAGTAACGCCTACTCTGCCAGACGCTCTGACAGAATGTTCCTCAGACGTGACAGGGCAGACACCGCCTACGGACAGATAACACACGAACAGCGTTCCATCCATAAGCAGGGAGCGCAGTTCGGTGAGCAGTTTGTTCCTGGCCTTTTTGGCCGTGGTGGAGCCATAGACGGAAACGGCAATGGTGAAATGCGCTCTCTGAAACTCTGGGAGTGGCTGGAAGTGCCAGAGTTTCGTTATAGCCGCGTCTCCATCTATATAGGAATACGATGTGACACCTTCGGAGGCGGTATCATTGAAAGCATCACTCCAGACGCACAGGGTGGAGAATACGGCTCTGGCAAACTGAAACTGGAGGATGGTGAGATAGGAGCCATCGCTGTAGGTGACTTGTGTATGGGTATCTGGCATGACCAGAGCGGCAATGCTGATGCGAACACTGATGACAACAGAGGTAACTTCACGTTCGCAGGCTTCAAGACTGTGTATTTCCAGATTACAGGAGTGAGCGGAGCAAATAACCAGAACTTCACGTACCTTCTGAGAGGACAGTTGGAGGGAGGCAACGGCATCCATCCGTTTGTTGGCATGAATTTCGCAGGCCGTGGCAATGTCAGCAACACACAACGTCAGGCGTTCACCTATAAGACAACGGAGTATTCCTTGTCTCTCACAGGCGTTTCTACTTGGGAATTTCAGCCCCTTAACTACTATGAGATTCGAGGCCATATAGAAGGTTTCTCGATGCCTGCAGTAGATGCAAGCGGACATACCTACACCAAGGTATTCCACGGCTACGGACAGGTATTCGGCAATGCGTACATCTTTGGTCAGTTAGACACCTTTGAGCGAATAGGCTACAGAATGTCAATAGAGCAATCTCTTGGAGGCTCTTTGGCTCCTGGCGAAACGGAAGATGTGACCTGCACCATCTTCAACGGCTATGGTGTGAACGTCACAGACCAGTTCACTCACTTCTCTGTTACAAGGAACACAGGAGATGCGGCCTCTGATGCTGTGTGGAATGCACAACACCAGAGTGTCACCAATCCTTTCAGAATAAGTTTCAATGACCTCGGACTGGATGGCCTTCATAAGATTATGGCTACCTTCAACGTAGTGGCTACAGATGAGGCTACAGACAATACAGCAAACGGACAGGCAAATTATTTCAGTTAAGATATGAATGAGAATCAGTTTTCCTCACAGAGGACACATACCAGAGTAAAGTTTGAGCCGCTGACCACCAGTTGTCAGTTGGTGTGCATCACGCCTCAATCGCCAACCACCCAGAGCATAAACGTTCTGAGCGGTTCGCCTCAGTATGAGCCTAACAGGTCTCTGACACCTACTGTCGTTTTCCCAGATGTACGTGCCGTCGACCCAGACAACATCTTTCATCACGGTCCTGCGAACGTCTATCTGTCTCTTGATTCCCTGCAATGGTTTGTCGATGACGCTCCGATAGCTGACGTATGGACTGCCGGTACGGACTATGAGATAGACACTACAGAGTCAGACACAAGAGGCTCTTTGAAGGTCAAGAAAAACCTCCCTGCATCCAGTAAGGCAGTGCTCCGCTTCAAGGGCAGTTTCCTCGACTGGCGTACAGGAACTATCTATAATGTTGAGAGTGACGATATGGCTCTCACCTGCACAGACAAAGGCAGCGATTCTCTGTCATGCTCCGTTGACAAGCCGAATATAGAGTACGACCCCTTGTTTGATGATCTGTTGCTGTATGACTACAAGGTTGCGAGAGGTATCACCGTGCAAGGCTCCAGACCGGACTACGTCAATGGCAAGTGTTATGAGCAGAGCGTTAACGTCATTCTCGTCTCTGGCACATCGCAACTGAACAGCCTGCCTGCAGGAATGACCATGCGTGTGGTGCGCCTCGGACAGCCAACGGCTCTTGTCCCACTGTCTGAGACAGCCCCAGAACTGATGGCCGCTACTTTTCCCACCATCAAGTTTGACATGCGAATGATTGACAAGGGAGAGTACGAGGTGCAGTTTGTCAAGGACGGCAATGTTGTTGCCAAGGCTACCATCGGACTGCATACATCTACAACCATGCCGAACTTCGGTAAGCCGTTGAGGAACGCTGACATATCACCATCCCAGAAGGCATACGTCAACAGCGTTATCCTCAATCTGGAGGACAGGCTTGTGGAATATCCAGAGTGCTACTATCTGATAGAATGGTTCACACAGGCCAAGTATAACGATAACGGCACATGGAAGTATGCCGCTGAAAAGACGTGGCAGAGAGGCGAAAACCTCCTTGCCGCCATCGAAGGACTTGACATCGGCCTAACGGTCAATGACAGTTTCTTCGACCTCTGGTTTAACGTAGATGCCCACCCTGCACGTCAACTGCTGACGAATGAGAATGGAGAGGTGCTTTCATGTAATGGCGAACCACTAATAGGATAAGATATGTTGTATTCAATTATTGATACCAAGAAAGGTGAGGCGAACGGCATCGTTCCACGCCTCCACATACTCTGCGACAAAGGAGCGAAGATGATTGTCAATGAGAATGAACTGCGTACTGTCAATCCAGACATCGAGGCTGCGGCTGAAATGCTTGGTGGTACAGTGATGACAGAAGGAGAGATTATCAATGAAACAAAGAAACTGAAATAAAAGATTATGAGTAAGACAGCAGGTGCGGCTTTCTCCGTCCGCTTCCTTCGTAACGGAGACCAAGTGTATGTTACTCGTGACATTCTTCTGAGTAGCGGAGTAGGTGCCGCATTGTTCCAAGTCGTAGATCCGACAAGCGGTACTGTTGCTCCAGACTGGACGGTAGCGGCCAATCAGCCAATTATCCGTCTTGGTGTGCGCTCTTCTGCAGGTTATGATGCAGAGATAACAGGTGTGACATGGGCCTATGCAGGAACCACCCTCAACTTCACGTTGGACGGCTCTACATGGGTGACGGCCACAAACAACAGCAAGTTCCAAGCCAGAATCAATGGCCACTACTACGAACTGAAGATTGTCGGCAACCTCGCCAGTAAGACAGAGGTAGCGAACAAGCAGATTTCGTATGAGGTCAACTATATCAGCAACGCCATGACCGATAAGGTCAACGGTAGTGTTGACGTTCTTATCCAGACCTCTGGTTCTGACAGCCACATCATGCAGATAACCACGAACAGGGTTGAATTGGATATTACACACGACACGGCAACACTGACTGCCGTTGGCTACTATGGCATTGACCCTGTAACTATCGGCTCTAACGGCTATACCATCAAGTGGTACCAAGACGGAACAGAGATTGTCGGCCAGACATCGAGCACGCTCACCGTCACAAGGGCTATGGTGGAAGGTGGCAGTATCTTCATCGCCAAACTGTTCCTCAATGGCAATGCTGTTGCACAGGACAGTCAGCGTATCAACGATATTGCCGATGAGTACCAAGTTGCCTACACTCCCACCAGTGCAGGAAGTAACTACTGCGGCATTGGCCATAATGCCGTATATACCCTCTCAGTAACCAGAAACGGCAACCCCTTCTCTGGCTCAGTGTCATACGAGTGGCAGATACTCAACGCTGTAGGGGAGTTGAAGGGCAGTGGTACAGGCCAGACCGTCACCATCACTCCAGACCACTGCTTGGTAGGCAATGGCGAAGGTGCGTATCATGCCGATGCTGATGTT